TATACATAAGGACCTCCATTAATTTCCCAAAGCCAATCGTGATTGTTCTGACAAATAGTGTTATACCCGTAGTTACAGTGAATAATGTTTTCACCATCCACAAACATACCAGTATGTCCTCCAGCTCCGGCCGAGTATCCCTTCTGTCCCCAGATAAAGATGTCTCCGCGTTGCGTAGCGGTCTCTTGGTTTTCGCCAATGAGCGTCCAACCATTATTCAACAACCAATCATGCATTGACTCTGTTGAACATGGCCATGATAATTTAGGCATCCCAGCCTCAACACCAGCAAAATACATGCTAGAACTACAGTCGAATGAGCCAGGCCCGTTTCGGTATATCATGGAGTATGTTACACGATTTTCACGTGCAAACATCCATGCCAACCATACATTAATATCTACAGTCATATTATGACTCCTTTCTATGTTCCTATATATTTGTGATTTCGTCGTTCATTCCAAACGGCGTTTGAAAAGTCATTACTGTTCACATTCCATCCTACATTGTTTAAATGTTCCCAACATCTCCATAGAGATTCTACAGAGTTACATAATCGTATCATGCTAATACCCTTGGAAAGTTTAGTCGGTTCGAATACGAAATGATATATACCATCTCGACCACCAGAGAAAGCGTGACCAAGCAATATTTTATCACCAAAGATCTCAGTTTGGTCGACGTTATCATTTGCACGGAATATACGTATACCGGAGAAGTAACCAGTGTCTTGAGATATCGTCCCGATATTATGGGAAGTTACCCCAACACCAACAAATACTCCTCCGTAAGTATCATCGCTGAAGTGAATAAATCCAGTACCGTCGCCTTTTGTACGGAATAACGAGTTGTTTGCAGTAGTAAATTCTATATTTGCAGCGGCGTTGAATCTTAGATAATTCCTATTCAAGTCAAATGTCAAACTTCCACTCTGAGATGCTAGAATTCCGCCTCGAATATAGTTTGCGCTCATTGTGCCAGTCACAATGTTACTAGCATTTAAGTTTATCACATTTACTCTATTGGCATCAAGAGTTCCTGTAGTAACCTTACCAGCATTGATATTAGCGATATGAGCATCCTTGATCACAGCGTTCTCAATCTTAGTATTACCGTCAAGCCAAATAGATGAACCTTTTATACGAACATCCGTACCAGTTGCATTGATCTCAGATACAACGTCATTGTTACTGTTAAGGTTTTTAACAGCCCAAGATCCTGCGAGTTGAGTGACCCTAGTAGAGATAGAAGTAATAGGACTGTATGGCGCTTCTTCACCTTTATTCCACATTATATTACGGAAATATAATGAAGATGAATGTGTATATACTATCGCAAATCGAACGTTCTTCCCAAGACTTCTAAGTTGAGTATACGCCATATTTTGAGACACTTTACGATAATCAGGACCCGCAGCTTGTCTTCCTGTGGCGCTTATATCAACAGTCCAAGGACCAATTTCCCAACGTTTTTTATCGAAGTCATAAAAACCATAATGAAATTGTTGAGACTCGGCAGCAGAGAAATAACCATTACCCAAAGGATTTACTCTCCATTCGAACGAAAGTGTCCATCTTTCGCCAACTTTTATCTCATAATTGTCTAGTGGGAATGAAATATACCAATATGGTTGATTATTTGCTTCGGTGGTTTCTTCGCTAGGAGTTATTGTTCGAACAGGTATTGTGTAAAATAACAGTTCGGAATTGACTCCGTTCGGTCGTTTAACAACATACGGATTTGCGATATAAGTCAAATTTTGATTGATCTTTCTTCTATCGACAAGAATACCAGAAGTCATATCAGCAAAATTATCGGTCGATAGAATATGGTTAATCACTTTAGGTGGCGGATTTAGAACCGATCCTAAAACGCCTCTAGCGAATACCTCAGTCTGGAATATCTCAGGAGTCATAACCATTCCTGTAACATTCTTTTTAACCTCGGATTCGTTTTTACCAATTATTCGTTCGTAAACACCAATTTGGTCTTTGATCTTGTTGAATTCTCCGGTTTGTGGGAGGTCTCTAAGTTGTAGTAACGCACTCTCAGCTTTACTTAATGCCTGTAGAGTTCGTTCCTTGGAGTCTTCCTCAGCATCTTTAATCTTCTGTTCAACTTCCGCAAAATGAGTTGCCACTGTTCTGTTGACATCATCTTCGAAATCAGAGTCCACAACTCGCTTCCATTTTGATCCGTCCCAAATATTGAGCTGGACTTTACCATTACCCATGTCTTTATACCAAAGATCACCAGTTCTAGCAGAAGTTGGTTGAGTTGTTTGGTAGTTGATAATATTATGTCCATCTGCTGTAAGGTTAACAATCTTGGACCACAAACCTCCGCTGTTGTAGAAGATGTTATTAACAGCACCTTCGACTTTAGAATTAACTGTTGAAGTCAGAGACGATCCATAACTAGTAGAACCTTTACCGTTATCAGAGATTACCATTGTCTTAATCTGTTCTTTTAGAACATCATAAGTTAACTCTCGTACTTTCAAAGTTGTGGATAGGTTCCATTTAGACACCCATACATCCACGGTATCACAAAGCCCAATAGTCTCTAAACGATTGATAGTATATTCGTCAAATAAGTTACTATCTCTAAGAGCAGCCATCTCAACAGTCATCTGGATGCTAGGAATATCACAGCCAGGGTTTCTAGATGTGAAATAGTTCTTAGCCGCATTGTCAACTTGAGCTTTTGTGATCTCATGATCGCCATTACCTTGGTTAGTGTTTTGGAAATCGCTTGAGAAATCTACAGGTCGCAAGTTCTTTTGAGAATATGAGTTATAGTACATTGACTTAACAACGTCACCAAATACATAAATCTCTTGTTGATCGTTTCCATTACCAGTGCGCTTAGTATACTTGGCATAAGGTAGAATCGCTGTGAATTTACCTTTGAAAGATACCTGGGTCTTAAAGTTCTCCATATTCTTTCCTAGACGAATAGTAGTAACATTTTGTTTACCACGATTTCTAAGGAAATGAATATAGTTGTTTGTCCGTTTTATCTCGCCTCGCCATAAGTCGATAAGCGAACCTTCTTCTCCAGATAACACGCTTTGCATATTCCGAAGAAGAAATTCGAAGTCCTTTAGATTATCGGTTATGTCTGTATAAAACTCATAAGGAACTGCTTCTGGACCACCTACAACATTTTGTTTAGCCAGCGCAAATGCTGTAGCCGGAGTACCTTTACCTTTAGCCGCTTTTACCAGCATACCATTTAGGTCATCTGTGATTGTCACGCATTTAGCTTTTATTGTCTGGTCTTTGGTATTCTTTTCTATCTCATAAATACGAAATGCATGAGGTAAATCAGTATCATTAGGCTTTGCTAGAATATAACGGTTCTCTTTGATTTCATTAAACCACTGACCGCTGTATGGATATGTGAGTTCTAACTCAAATTCGGCATTACGGACTTCATGAACCTCACACTCAAGAGCGTCCCATAATATACCAATACCATTAGACTCAAAGTCACGTTCGTATTGTTCATAAAGTATAGGTCTCATAGCAGATCCCTCCATCTCGGAATCATTTCGACAGTACTAATAGCGCCATTCCAATTGATTTGTACCGATTGTTCTGAGGGCATGTGCCAAAAGTCCTTTGATTTACATTTATGATTTGCGTTTGTGATAACCCCATTATTGTTACGATATACGAAGTATTTCTCACAGTCAATATAGATGTTCCCTTCTACACCTGTAAATATCATCTTCTTATATCCAACAGTCATATCCAAATCGCCATTACCAATTATACGGAATAAAGGTTTGGCATCGGACATTCTAGGATTTCTCATCCATCCTGCCTTAGGAATATTCCACCAAGAGTCAATAGTATCCACATAATACTTATATGGTTGTACCTTGATCTTTAGTTTGAATACCATGGCTCCATTATAGTACCATTTGTTTTCAAACGTTGGAGCTTCCGTAAGTATACACAAATATACCTTTTCGGGGTCAAAATAAGGAGTCATCTTAAACTCGTATTGACCAAACTTGAAGAATTTATAGATCCTATTGCGTGCTGTTGAAATAGCTGCAGGATCATCTACTCTTCCTCCATGATAAAGAAGAGTAAGTTCTACTTCAGTAGCTTCATATCCTCCATCATCATAAATCAAGAACCCATCATAGCCAGCAGGCTCTTTATGAACCTGCCGACGTTTGGGTGCTTCGATATCGGGACGATCTTGGATAAGTATCTTTTCAGTAGATGAATTTACTTTATTAATAAGAAATTCACCTGGCTTTAAACTTACCAAGCGATTTCCTCCCCTCTAGAACGCAAAGCTGCGTCACGCATATTCTTCAATTCATCCTGAACCTGACGGGCAAGTTCTTTAGGATTAATTGGTTGATTACCTCTATTTTCCACATTAACATTAACTGTATATGTGTCAGAATTAGTAATCGTTGTGTTGCCATTTTGATTGAACCTATCAGTGTAACTTGATGGCAAGGTCAAGTTACCATTCATCTTACCAGAAAGATTGTTCATGTCTTTAAGAAGAGATCCATCGAATACTGGTTTGACTGTTGGCTGAATAGTCATATCGATGTTGTCCATAAGGAGTCCAGATAGACTATCGTCAACATTCAGAGCTTCAATAGCTTGATTAGCCAAGCCTTTAGCCGTTCTGAAGATTGCAGATCCAGTATCTTTCAAACCAATCTCGAAACCTTGTCCCGTGAATTTACCAAGAGCTTTAGTAACACGAGATGGTGAATGGATATCCAATGCTCTTCTGATTGTTGCTGCGACATTGGACGCAATTGCAGAAGCTGTGGCATAAATAGATCCGGCAGATGCTGCCAAACCATTTGCAAAACCATAACCAGCATAGCTACCAGCAGAACTCAATGATACAGACGACGCACCATTGTATGCTGAATGTGCTAAACTAGAACCTGCTCCATGAGCAGAACCTGATTGTGAAGAAATACCACTAGCCACAGATCCACCGAAGTGAGAACCAAGAGAAGTACCTTGATTGAACACTCCACGGATAGAGTTTACAGAACTGTTTGCCACACTAGAAGATGATCCCGTAATAGAACCAGAGCTTCCAGAAATGCCGCTAGCAATGCTTGATCCAAATTGTTGTCCAATGGCTCCACCTTGAGAGAATGTTCCTCTTACAGAATTTATGGACATATTTGCGCTTGACTGAGCGGCAGATGTAATGGCTCCAGACTGAGACATCAATCCTGTAGCAATTTGTTGTCCAAACTGAACACCGATTTGTTGTCCTTGTTGGAAAGCCATTTGAGCAGCCATAACTGCTTGTACGGCTAACTGTTGGACAGCCATAATCACCATAGGAGCAGAGGCCATAATACCTTGTCCTAAAGATGTTCCAAACATCATAGCTCCTTGAGCCGCTTGTTGGAATGCTGCAGGAACGGTTTGTAGAGCTGCTGCAAGACTAGGAACAATCGCTCCGAGTTGAGTAAACCCAGCAACCACCGGCATAATTCCAGAAGCAGACATCATGATAGATGGAGCTAACATAGAAAATGCAGCCGCTAATGATGGGATAGCCGGAGCAAGCGTGGTGATTGGTGTTTGTAGGTTCTGGAATGCTGAGGATACTGTAGGAACAGTTCCAGCAAGACCCGCTAACGCAGCATTCATCATTATAAATCCAGTAGACATCGCCATGATACCACCAGCAGAACCAGCAAGACCAGAGATAACTCCTTTAAGAGACCCTAAGTCTTTAGTAAATCCTACAAGGTTACCTGCATATGATGCAGAACCTAAACCAGTTACGGCAGCAGCAACAGCTGTAATACCAGCCGCACCAGCAATACCATCTTTAGCGATAATGGATACGCCTTGTGCAAATAATTTGAATCCTTGTCCTGCATTCTTGGCAGCATTACCAACAGCATCAATTATAGATGCCACCCCTTCAAATGCAGACTTAATACCATCACCAATTCCACGGAATACTTCAGCAACTCCTTGTAGAGCGGCTTTAACGCCTTCTCCAAATGCCTTGGCAGCGTTACCGACACCTTCGAATACAGATTTAATGGCACTACCAACAGACTCGATAATAGAACCGATACCTTGGAGTACTGACTGTATTGCTTGTCCAATTCCTTGGAATATAGAAGAAATGGCATCACCAATACCTCTAATAACGTTCGCAAATCCATTAATTGCTCCGACAATACCATCTATAACAGATTGCACGATAGAGGCAATAGACATGAATAATGTTTGTAATGTATTAAAGAATGATTGGATTGTATTACCAATTGTGGTAAATACGGACTCTATAGTTTGTACGATTTGGATAATAACATCAGCAATAGATTGAACTATTGAGGTTATAGACTGGAATAACTGAATAAGTACATCAGCTACAGATCGAATGATGCTAGCTAAACCTTCGAACAACGCAATAAGAGTTGCTGCGATAGGTTCCAAAATAGGAGCAAGAATATCAGATAGGCCTTTAAGGATATTTATAATAAAGTCCACAACTGGTTGTAAGACTTTCACAATACCTTCAAGCAAAGGTCCGACTAATTTCTCTAAAAGAGCCAAACAGATATCAAGGATAATCTTGAACAGCTTTTCTAATGCCGGAACTAATTTGTCTTTGGTCTTGGTTAATGAGTTTGCAATAGACTCTGTTAATTTAATAGCTATCTCGATACCTGTCTGTACTAAGATATCAGCATTTTCCATAACAGATTTTGCAAATTCAGTTAACAACCGAACGGCTGCTGAGAATAATTGTGGCATAGCCTCCGCCATACCATTTAAGAAATTGGTAATTAACTCAACTCCGGCTTTAACTATATCTGGTAATAGTTCGGCAAGCCCGTGTAAGAAGTTTCTAACTATCTGCACACCCGCAACAACCATAGACGGGCCTCTAGCAGCTAATGTTTGCATAGCCACATCAAGGCCTTCGACAATTCCTTTGAATGCTCCAGGTGCAACTTTTGCTAATGTTGCCAATGCTGTTGCAAATGCTAGGAAACCTAGACCAGCAATAAGAATGGACGAAGCGGCTAGAACACTAGATACCCCAAAGCTTAGAAGAGCTCCAGATAAAGCCGCTAAACCACCCGATAGCGGTCCTGCCAAAGCAGCAGCGCCTAGTAATATCGCTAAGTTACCAGCAAGCGCAAGTAATCCGACCCCTACAGCGACGAGGTTAAGTGTCGATAACATGTAAATTGGAACTGCTAATAAAACTAAGGAAGCTGCTAGAAGTGCTAGTTTACCAGCAGCTGAAGCAGGTAGGGCCGAAATAGCTTTCATCGCTATACCCAACGATGCCATGACAGCAACCATAGCGACTGTCGCAGCAAGTATGCCTTGCCAAGGTTGTGCTGCTACTTTGGATAATGACTCTCCGGCAGCATAAAGAACCGCAGACAATGCTACCAACTCGCCAACATCACCATCGATATTGGAAGTTTTCTTTAATACTATGATCAACATCGCCATAACAGCTACTATAGATCCCATTGCTAAAAGTACACCCTGCCAGCTAAGAGCAGCTACTTTTTCAAGAGTTTCGCCTATTGCTCTCAACAGACTCGCAAATGATCCTAGGATACCCGCAGTAGCTACTGCTTGTTGCACAGTACCAGACGTCTTAGATATAATAGCCGAAGCTGCAGCAACAGAAAGTAATACTCCCGCAACAGCAGCGGTACCCGCTAATAAATTAGCGGGTTTAAGGTTAGCTAGTTGTTGTAGACCTTGCATCACCACAAATAACGTAGTAACTAATGCTACTAAGGTTATTAGTGCTGTAGGATTTAACTTAACTCTCTTCAACATATGTGAAGCGCCGATAAGAATGCCCAAAAGAGCAGTAATTCCAGCAAAACCTTGTACCAGACCCATAGGATCCATATCAGCAATCTTCTTAATAACCAATGTCATTAAGAAAATACCACCAGAGAATGTAATCATAGAGAACACTGCTGTAATGCTTGGTTTAGCTCCTTGTAATGCATACGATGCGGCAATTAAGCCTGCGATCATAGCGGCTACTGCAGTCATAGCGATTCCTAGACTATCTAGAGGCAATTTAGCTAGAGGTAATATGGACTGTGTTAATATAAACACAGAACCAGAAAAAGCAATAAGACTAAAAATAGCAGTCATATTAACTTTAACACCAGATAATACTCTAGTTGCTCCGGCAAGAACTGCTAGTAAAGCACCAACACCAGTCATAGCTGGTATAGCTCTTTCCGGATTGATTTCAGCGATATCTTTAACTGATGATACCAATCCTTTTATAGCTATTACGAAAGCAATCATTCCGAACATTGCGCTCATTTTGATCTTAACGCCACTCATCATTCGAGAGGCTAAGACCAAAGCACCCATCAATCCGATAACACCAGTAAATCCGTCTACTAATCTTGCCGGATCCAGTCGAGTGACGTCCGCCATAGCCGAAACTAAGACTTTCATCATCAGCGCCATAGTTATCATTGAGAATATTGTTGAGATAGGGACTTTAACTCCCTTCATCAACTTCATGGACATTGACATAGCCATCATTAGTCCACCAACAGCCAATGCGGATCTTATCATTTCTTCCCATGAGAAATCTTTCAACGCATTCATTGCTGAGGCTAGTATTCTCAAAGCTATAGCCATTCCAATCATTTGGAATATAGATGTCTGAGCCTGTCCAGCTCTAGCCATACCTTTCATACCCATAACCATGATTTTCATAGCACCGAATAATCCAAGCAAAGCGTTACCTACTTGTTCGGTATCAAGTTCTGCTATTTTCTTCATAGCGCTAGCGAGTATTTTCATAGAGAAAGCCAAAGCCAACATTGTGGTGGCACCACCCTTAGGCATACCTGCTGCAATTGCGGACATCTTCTTCATTCCGGACATTAAGATCAAGAATGCCCCACCAACACCAATAAGACCTCTAGAAAGAGATGGCATATCCATTTTGGATAACTCTTTGATTGAGAGTGTTAATATACCAACTGCTGCAGCAATAAGTAGTAACGAGGTAACATTTACCATATTAGTAAATGCATTCAATGATTTACCAAATCCATCAAAGATTTCTATGAAACTATCTTTAAACGACTTAGCATCATCGGTAAATTTACCAAGCACTTCTTTTATATTACCGAAAATCTTATCAACAAGACCTTCTTTTAGACTTGTCCCTTTGATGTATTTGTCAATAGCAAATAAGCTGACAATAGCCGTTGCTAAATCGGCAGCATGAATATCTTTAAGGAATTCGCCAATCCCTTTAACAAATCCTTTTAATTCACCATAGACTTTACCTAGAAACTCGCCTATCTTACCGAACGTATTTCCGAGAGCATTCATTACTCCAGAAGCACCATCAGATACATAAGTCTTGAGTTTATCAAAGAATCCACCTTCGGCATTGAATTCTGGAATCTTGAATTCTTTGAACTTCCCAGTAATAGCAGAAAATGCACTGCCAATAAGATCAAAGACTCCTTTGATAATCGCACCCATCGATTTGAATATGCCTACAGATTTAATAGATTGTTCTAACTTTTCAGTAAACTCTCTAATTTTACCAGTAATATCAGCAAGGGTACCAGTAAAATCTTTAAACCCGGAACCGTCGCCTCCTGTGAATGCGGAGAAGAATTGTCCAATTATAGTTACAGCAATCTTGAAAATGGATGTTAATATACCAAAGACGTTTCCGATTGTTTTACCGATATTAACAAATCCGGTCATAACATTGTTTGATTGTAGCAATCCATTTAAGAATTGTGTGATACCATCAGCAATTTGTTTAAATGTTAGGATTAATCCATTTCCAGATCCAGAAACAGAACTAATGCCCGAAGCTACTTTTCCAAGTACTGTACCGACAAATTCAAATGCTGTACCGAACGCTCTACCAATGGATTTTAAAGTCCCTTGGATATATACGTTTTCTGCTAATGATTTAGTAAAATCTCTAAATTTGAATGTCAACTGAGTTAATACTGCAGCCGATTCTTGATATGTCCCGATTACATCACGGAATCCTTCTCGCAAACTAGATAATGAATTAACAACAAACTTAATAGAATTTGTAATCCCGTCGAATAATGCTTGTTGTCCTCCCATATCTTTCCACGTTTTTAACATGGCGTTTCGATAATTACCTAATGAGCGTTCCATTTCTAGAACGGTATCGAAATATGTTCCTTGGTCGTCTTGTAAAAATGGATTTACAATATTACCAATATTGGTCCACATTGATTTGGCTTCTTCGAATCCACCAAGCAAATATTCCCAAGATTGAGCCCATCCAGAACCAATCGCTTCTTGAACAGTATCCACTAATTGTCCAAACGACTTAACTTCCGTGGCAGCCTTGAGCATTTGTTCGTCGATAGACATTTCCTTCAAAGTCGCAATTAACACTTCAGAAGTTAACCATCCATCTTTCAATGAGTCACGGAAAGATTTAGTAGTGTCACGAGCTTGGCCCATTTTCTCTGCCATAGCGGTCAATCGATCTTGGAACAGTTTACCACCCATACCAGCATTTACTACAGAGTTCCAGTCCTGAAGACCTACTCTACCAGATGCTAGTGCTTGTGATAACTGATACATTGCCATTGATGCTTGTTGGGTGTTTGATCCTGAAGCGGCAGCCAAGTTTGAAATACCTTTTATCGCAGTGGCAGAATCTTCCAATCCTACACCAGCCGCAGTAAAGGTACCAATATTTCTTGTCATATCCGCGAATGAGTAAACCGTCTTATCCGCATATTGGTTAAGATCTTCCAATGTTTTAGAAGTCTTACGCATACGCATTGTTTGGTCTGGAATTTCCCATTCAGTATTTGTCATGATAGTTTGAATTGATCCGAGCTTATCTTTATACTCAGTCAAACCATCCATAGGTCCTCTAAAGAATTGAGACCCAAATTGGATCGCTTTGTTCATCATGTTTGCTAAGACATTACCCATAGCTATATCCATAACAGAAAGTGAATTCTGAACGGATGCTGAAGCATATGAGAATGCGCTAGTCAAAGGATTCAAGTTTATCCCGCCAGCTTTTGCGTTAAGTTTATCAAATTCTCCAGAGGTTCTCGAAAAGCTGTTACCATCATCAGTCTTTCTGAATATACTTTTTAATCGAGCAAGAATACTACCGGTCTTACTAGTTTTGCTAGCCACATCAGTATTCATTTGATCTATGGATCTTCCAGCCCCGCTAGTATCCATATTATCAGTGTTTCGTTTAAAGATATTTCTAAGACGAGATAATAGGCCGTTCGATTTCTCTGTTGAACTTGAAATCGCCTGATTCATTTTAGCCATGTCCTTAGCAACATTGTCAGCAGCACCTTTTCCGCTAACTTTAGCGAATGCTGCTTTTAGCTTATCTAATGCAGACATAGTGTCTTGTGCATTTTTAGTAAAGCCTTTATTGTCTAAGGTGACTTTGGCAATTTTTTCATCAACATATCCTGCCATATTGTCTCCTATTTAATCATTTCTTCTAAAATTTTACCTACGCGAGATGACCATACATCATTTATCGCTTGGGTAATATATGGTCTAGGTGGAACATACCCACCGGTTCCTGTTCCGTGACCATAGTGAATTATTCGAGCAATTGAAACTCCTTTGTTTATATTGGAGTTTGTTATCTCTATAACAATATTGTCACCATTTTGATTGATTGTGTAATCCCAAGAAGAAGCCGTCTTTCCGCTACCAACGGGCGTCGTCTCCGACAATCTATTAGTTAACATCTTAGCCAACTCTTCTGCGGGACCAGAATTCTGTTTCTTAACAGTACGTTTCAACCAAGCTTCAATATTGTTGAAATCCCCACTAGATGTTATTTGCATTCTGTTTCTCCTTCTCTTCCATCTCTTTATACAATCGAGCTTCTTCAGCTCGACGTTGTTCAATGATAGATCTTTGCTCATCCATAGCCTCTGTCTTAGACATCTTCTCTGGCGGAGCTTGTAATGAGTTAACAGTATTAATCAACAACATTAGCTTATTCAGATTTCTATTTTCCCATTCAAATGGTATTCCATTAATAGCCATATGAGCATATAGTATCTCTGAGGTAAACACGGACTGTCGTTGTCCAGCTTTAGACTTCTTTTTACTTTTAGGTAAGACCGTTGCTGATGGTACATCCTTATAGACATA